GGGCGCCTGGCGGAGAAGGCGGCGGGGACCCCCAAGCTGAGGGAGCATCATGCCACGGACATCTACGCCGGCATGGTGCGGATGGAGAAGGTCTACGGCGGCGGGAAGCCCCAGTCTCACTACATGACCTTCCGGACCATCTCTGAGAAGGTCCCCGTGGGCTGGATTCGGCCGGCGACCGAGGGGAAGCACTATGCCGAGTCGGTGGGCAAGTTCGTAGGGGAGATTGCGCCGGCAACCTTTGCCGCCTACGTGACGGGGCTTTCCACTGCCCCCCAGATTGACCCCCAGCAGAAGGCAGGCGCCAAATGATTCAGCGGTACCTTTTCACGGCCCTGGCAGACGGACTGGAATCCATTCGGCGGGACCCCTCCATCCTGGATGAGCTGTTCGAAGACCTGTACGAGCTGGACTCTACCGAGATGACGGCCATCCGGAAGTGGTTCAAGGACAAGCCACCCTCAATCTACCACGGGTTCGCCCGAGCGGACTACAAGTTCCCCCTGTACTCCATCGTTCTCCAGTCGGAGGGCGAAGACAAGATGATGATCGGGGATGAGGCGGACCAGATCACCGACTCCCAGGATCCGGACTTTGGCGCGGATGCCTATGCGGCACTGTGGCGGCACACCTACTCCATCCTGTGCTACAGCGAGCACCCGGACGCGACCCTCTACATGTACGAGGTGGCCAAGGCCATCATCCTACACTCCCACAGCTACTTCTTGGAAATGGGGCTGTGGGGGATTCAAGTTTCTGGAATGGACATCCATGTGGATCCCAAGTACATTCCAGAATATCTGTTCGTCAGACAGTTGACGTTCACATGTGAGCGGGAGTTCCGACAGGTGGACAAGGCGAGCCGAAAAGGCAAGGCATTCAGGCTTGGTGGGATCTTCGTTGACAAAGCCGGAGCCCCCGGCGAGGATGTGGGGGAAGTGGAAACCCTGGTTTACCCCTACACGCCTGAATCGGAGGAATAGCCCATGGGAAAGAAGCATCGAGACATGGATGCGCCCAAGTTCCTGGAATCCGAGCCCACCTCCGTAGAGGACAATCCCGCCTCCATTCCAGAGACCGGGGATGCTTTGCAGTTGGTCGCCAGCACCCCAAACCTTCCCGAGCCCCCCAAGGCCCTTCTCCAGTTGCGTGTGTTCGCGGCCATGGCCGGGGTGCGTTGGGACCAGGTGGCTGGGTTCTTGTCCTACGCCAAGCGAAACAAGCTGGGACCCCTGACCATGGAGGATTGGCAGGCGGAGTTCCAGAAGTACAACAATCGACCCGTGTAAAGGAGACGCAGCATGCCGACTTCGATTTTTTTCAATGGCAGACTCATCTCTATCCCGGGGTCCTATTCGGTAGTGGACGCTTCCGGGCTGGAGCAGGTGGGTCTCGGGGCGGTCGGCATCGTGGCCGTCCTGGGGACCGGTGAGGGCGGCAAGCCCGCCAACGAGATTTCGGAGCTGAAGGACTTCATCGTCATCACCAAGCCCGAGCAGGGGCAGAGCATCTTCCGGAGCGGAGACCTCCGGGAGGTCATCCCCATGCTGTTCGCGCCGGCGAAGGACCCCTCGATTCTGGGTGGGGCGGTCCAGGTGGTGGTTATGAAGGTCAACCCGGCCACCCGGTCGAGCGCCACCCTGTCCAACGGGTCGGGCAACTGCATGCTGGTGGAGTCTGCCGACTACGGCGCCTTCACGGGCCAGGTCAACCTCTCCATCGCGGACGGCACCGTCCAGGGCAAGAAGGTGACGATCATCTTCGAGGACACGACCGAGGCAGGCGATGACATCGGTGGGGATCACCTGTTCAACTTGAAGTACACCAACCCGGGCAACGGCTGGACCACCATGACCGGCCAGGTGAAGGCCAGCGGGATCATCGAGTGCATGGCCACCCGGACAGCGATGACCGGCAAGGATGGTGACATCACTGACAGCGCCGGCGATCACACCGTCACGGTGGTGAGCGGCGCTGCGGGGGACACTACCCAGCAGGTAGTGGTCTACGGGCTTGATGTCTCGAACAACCCCCAGCAGGAGACCTTGAACCTGAACGGGACCACCCCCGTGGTGGGAACCAAGGTGTTCAAGACCGCGAGCGTGTGGGGTGGTAAGATCATCGGGACCACCGCCGGCGCGGTGACGGTCACCGAGACCGGCGCGGCGACGATCATGACCATCACTGCGGGTGCCGGCACCAGCAAGGGGCTCTACCTGGGGCAGTGCATGTACGGCGCCGGCGCGGTGACCCTCGTGGCGGATGGGGCCACCACCAAGATCGCGCTCGTGGTAGGCACCTCCGCCACCGGGGCGGCCCAGATGGAGAAGTTCACCCTGACGGGGGCGGTCCCCGTGGTGGGTACCGCCGTGTGGTCGGAGATCACGGCCATCGTCCTGGGGGATGTCGAGGTGGCCCGAGCCATCACCGCGTCCGGCAAGGCGGCCACCACCAGTGCGACCGTTCAGACGACCCTCCAGAAGTGCGCCGACTACTTCAACGCCCGGTACATCGCCACCGTCGGCGGGTACACGTTCACCCTGAACACCGGGATGACCACCTTCGATCCGGCGGATTTGGATGTGATGACCAGCTCGGTCAGCATCCTCAGTCCAGCCGATCCGGGGTTCCACGCTGACCTCTGGGCGGTCATCGACTGGATCAACGACAACAGCCAGTACGCGGTGGCTTCGGCCATTGCCGGCGCCAAGGATGGCGCCCCCAGCAACACCAGCGCCCCGGTGTTCCTGTCCGGTGGGTCCGAGGGTACGACCCTGGCCACCCACTGGCAGGCCGCCCTGAATCTGCTCAAGAAGGCCTACGTGAACAGCGTGGTGGTTCTGACCGGGGATCCGGCCATCCACGCTGCCCTGGACGCCCACTGCGCCTACATGTGCGGGATCGGGCGGATGGAGCGCGACGGGTTCGCAGGCGCCATGAACGCCGGCCTGGACGATGTGCCCAGCAAGACCGAGTTCAAGACCCAGGCGGTGGACCTGAACAGCCGGCATGTACGCCTCTGTGGGCAGGCCATCGAGCGGTACAACGTCGCTGGGGAGCGGACGGAGTTCATGCCTCCGTTCCAGGCGGCCGTCCTGGCCGGCATGCAGTCTGGCGGGCCGGTGGGGCAGTCCCTGACCCACAAGTACGCCAACGTCCTGTCCCTGCGCCAGGACACGTCCTGGAACCCCACCGACGACGCGGAGGAGATGATTCAGGGCGGGTGCTGCTTCATGGAGGCGATGGAGGGCATCGGCCGGCGGGTGGTCCGGAATATCACCACCTACTTGGTGGATGACAACATCGCCTATTGTGAGGGCTCGGTCAACCAGGCGGTGAACTTCGCGGTCTACTCGTTCCGGACCAACATGGAGTGGGCCGTCGGGAAGCAGGGCTTCGCGGGGACCATCAACGCCTGCAAGGGGTTGGCCATCGGCACCCTGGGGCTCCTGGTCGATGAGGGGATCCTGGTGGCTTACCAGTCCTTGGACATCGAGTTGATCGTGGACGTTCTCGAAGTCAGCATCCAAATCGCCCCGATCATCCCGATTAATTTTGTGAAAAACACGATCCACCTGGTCACCATCGCCCAGTCGGCTGCGTAACGGGTGAGAGGAGAAAGTCATGGCCGAAAAAGGACGTATTTTCACCGGAGCAAGAGCCCGCTTCTCCATCAATGGGGCCAAGGTGGGCTATGCTCGGAACGTCAATGTCTCCGAGGAAATCCGATATGATCCGGCGGAAGTCCTTGATAACATTGAGGTTTCCGAATTTGTGCCAATCGGATACACGGTTCGGCTCAGGGCTTCCCAGTTCCGGATCGTGGGCGAGACGATCAAGTCCCAGGGGTACTTCCCTGCCACCGGTGGGAGTTCGGAAGAGCACCTCGAAAACATCCTCACCAACGGCGAGCTGACCGCAACCGTCGAGGACTCCCGGACGGGCAAGATTTTGGCGACCGTGGAGCAAGTCAAAGTGGTCTCCCACAACTGGACCGTGGACGCGAGAGGCGTGGTGGGTGAGGACGTAGAGTTCGTCGCCGTCCGCGTCAAGGATGAGTCGGAAATCTAGTCTGGTTCTGAACTTGCCCCGCCGGCCACCCCCGTCCCGCCAGTAGTTTCAGCCCTTGCGCCCAGCTCTGGGATTTGCCATCCTCTGGGTATCTTTTTCCAGAGATAGGAGAGCGAAAAATGCCCATGAGTACAGAAGAGCTGGCGAAGCGGGTGAAGGCGGATCACCTCACTGATGGCGGCCTTGCCGAAGAGGTCAAGAAGGCTGCCGAGGCTCCATCCCCCGAGAAGACCCCCGAGATCGATCCCAGACTCCAGAAAGTCTACACCTTCGAGTTCGGGTGGACCGACGGTCGAGGCAAGAAGTGGACGGGGACCTTCACGAACCACATCCTCAACATCCGGGAGCAGGAGATGGTGGGGCAGATGGCAGCTCGGCTGCGGGGAGGGCTGTCCTACGATGCGATGGACGCCTACACCAACGAGCTGAACCTGATGCTGGCCCACCTGACCTTCTCCCTGGAGATGAGGGACCGCCCGGACTGGGCAAAGGACCTGGGGGAGATCGACAACGTGGAGCTGTTGCAGGCCCTGTACGCGGAGGTGGACCTGCACCAGAGGACGTTTCGCGGACGGTGAGCGGCTGCTGAAGTGGGCGGTCACCAGTCTGACCAGCCCACTGGAGCGGATCAAGCAATGGTGGCGGGACAAGTACAATCTGCCGACCAACCACGAGCTGTTTCAAACCAGCACCTGGACCGAGTTGCAGATGGAGATGTTTCAGGACTTGGCCCGGCGCCGGGAAGAGCTGCGCCAGCACCTGGAAGATCAGGCCTACGATTCGTCAAAAACCATCGAGGCCATCAACAGCATCAACGAGGTGTTTGGCGATCCGAGGGAAGTGTGGGATCCTCTGGTAGACAAGTGGGAGCGCGAATTGGCTGAGGGCAAGATCCCAGACCTGGACGAAACTCTGGCCGACCTCGAAGGGTAACGCATGCCCAACCAGAACGTCGAAACCAACGTCATCATCAAAGCGAAGACCGAGGGCTTCCAGCAAGCCCAGCAGCAGATTGAGCAGATCACCAAGACCGCCAGTGCTGCCCTCGAACGCCAAGTGAAGGGTTTCGACGCCGCTCAACAGGCCATCACCAA